AATAAAATTGGTGAAGGTGGTAGAAATAATGCATTATTTCATTATGGAGTATATGCAAAACAAAAATGGCCTAGCAATTGGAAATCAAAAATTACTTTGTTTAATGCAACTGCAATGTCTCAACCTTTATCTGATTCAGAAGTTCAAATAATTGAAAAACAACACGAGAAAAAAGAGTGGGGATATAAATGTAATGACGAACCTATGTGTAGTATGTGTGACAAAAGTTTATGTCGAAGAAGAAAGTTTGGTATAGGTCAGGACATAATGTTTCCTGGGCTAACAGACCTTCAGGTAATTGACCTGGAGGACCCTTACTACTATCTAAATGTAGACGGAGAAAGATTATACTTAGAAAATGTAAAATACTTAAGACAACAAAGTTTATTTCAAGAAGCTTGTATGAAGCAGTTAAGGTTTAGACCACCCACATTAAAAGAAAAAGATTGGGTACTTATTACAAATCAATTATTAAACAATGCAGAAGTGACTGAGCCAGCCGCTGGTATGAAAACAGATGATCAATTAAATAATCATTTAGAAGAATATTGTTTGAATAGAACTCAATTAGATAATCCTTTGGATTTACCTAAGGGTGGTGTTTGGAATTCAGAAGGTTATCACCATTTTGTATTTGATAGATTCTACCATCAATTCTTAATGCGTAGAAGATGGGATCTTGGTTATTCAAGAACAGGACAGATGTTAAAAGAAAAATGTAGTTGTGAAAATAAAAGAGTCAGCAAAGAAAAGATTAGAGTTTTTGCTGTAAAAGAATTCGACAAAAAACAAGAGACTAAAAAGAATATTAAATATAAAGAGGAGGCACCATTTTAGCAGCAATGGATTTGATAACTGTAGTAATGTTTACTGCACTGTGGATTTATATGCACTTAGGTATATGAAAACAATAGTATTAGGACCACCAGGGACAGGGAAGACAACTACATTATTAAATAAAGTAGATGATTATTTAAAAGAAACTGATCCCGATAAAGTTGGGTACTTTGCGTTTACACAAAAAGCTGCGTACCATGCAAGAGATGAAGCTATAAAAAAATTTAATTTAACTGAAGATGATCTTCCTTATTTTAGAACACTACATTCATTAGCATTTAGAAGACTAGGCATTAAAAAAGAAGACGTAATGCAGAGAAGACACTACGTTGATTTTGGTAAGAGGGTTAAAGAAGATATAGGTTATGCTAAATATGAAGATGATCATAATGGTTTTTTTAGTACAGATAGTGAATATTTAAGATTAATTAATTTAGCTAAACTTAGAAATATTTCTCCGGAAAAATTATATGATGCAGGAGAACATAATGGAGATTTAGAAAGAGGGAAGGTCATTACAATTGCTACTGAATTAGAAAAGTATAAAAAAGAAAATAATCTAATAGATTTTAATGACATGATATTAGACTTTATTAAGTCAGATAAATCTCCCAAATTTGATGTAGTGTTTATAGATGAAGCTCAAGACTTATCATTAATGCAATGGGATATGGCTAGAACTATATGGAATAAAACTACTGATTCTTTTATTGCGGGTGATGATGACCAAGCTATCTTTAGATGGGCTGGATCTGATGTAGATTCATTTATTGCACAAGAAGGACAGATGCTTCCTTTAACACAGTCACATAGAATACCAGCTAAAGTTCATAATCTAGCTATGGGAATTATTAATAGAATTAAAAATAGAATTGATAAATCTTGGAAACCTAAAGTCCATGAGGGTTCTTTATCTAGATATGAAGAGTTTGAACAAATAGATATGTCCTCAGGTGAATGGTTAATATTAGCTAGAACTAAATATATGCTTAATGAACTAGAAGATCACATCTATCAAAATGGTTGGTACTATAAAAATAAATATAAAAAGACTAAAGAAAAAGGATTATATTCTGCGGTAGTAGACTGGGAACACTTACGTCAAGGTCAATTGTTAACTCAAGAACAATTATTAAAGATATCAGCTTATATTAGTTCTGATAGGTTTAATAAGAAAATGCTTAAGGGTATGACTAAAGGATCTTATTATGGCATTGATAAACTTACAAAAGAATATGGTTTAAAAACTAAACTACCTTGGTTTGAAGCATTTGACAATGCAGCTAAAAGAGATGTAAACTATTTAAAAAAAATGAGAAGGAATGGAGAAAGATTAAAAGAAGATCCAAGAATAGAATTATCAACAATACATGGAGCAAAAGGTGGAGAAGCACAGAATGTAGTTTTATTAACAGACCTTAGTGAAAACACATTAACGTCTTATGAAAAAAATCCTGATGATGAGAATAGATTGTTCTATGTTGGTGCAACAAGGACCAAGGAACATTTACATATTATCGAACCAAAAAAAGAATACAAAGGATATAAATTATGAGTGTTTGGGATAAACAACACGGAGGATCACATTATCAAAAATTTAAAATTCAACCAAGTAAATTTGTTGTAGAAAATGAATTGCTTTTTCCGGAAGGATGCGCTATAAAATATATCTGTCGTCACAGATTGAAAGGAAAAAAAGAGGATATTTTGAAAGCTATACATTTTTTAGAAATGATTCTTGAAAGAGATTATAAAGAAATAGAAAAACCAAAAAAAGATTTACCAAAAGAAAAACCAAACACATGGGGGATAGTTAAATGATGCAAGTGCCTTTATTTAAACCACAAACTGAGTGGATACCTCCTGAAGAATTTCCAGACCTATCAAAATATAAAGAAATAGCAATTGACTTAGAAACAAAAGATCCTGATTTAGTTAAGATGGGATCGGGTTCTATTGCAGGTAGAGGAGACGTCACAGGTATTGCTGTCGCTGTTAAAGATTGGTCAGGTTATTATCCAATTGCTCATGAGGGTGGTGGTAATATGGATCGGAATAAAGTTTTAAAATGGTTTCAAGGAGTTCTTAATACAGACGCTATTAAAATATTTCATAATGCAATGTATGATGTTTGTTGGATTAGAGCATTAGGTTTAAAAATTAATGGACAGATTATTGATACTATGATTGCAGCCGCAATCGTAGATGAAAATCAAATGCGTTATGATTTAAACAGCTGTAGTAGAAGATATATAGGTAAAGGGAAAGACGAATCAGCTTTGTATGATGCAGCAAAATCATGGGGAGTAGACCCTAAGGCAGAAATGTATAAACTACCTGCTATGTATGTAGGTGCTTATGCAGAAAAAGATGCTGAGTTAACTTATGAGTTATGGCAAGAACTAAAGAAAGAAATTATTCACCAAGATATACAATCTATTTTTGAATTAGAGACAGAACTTTTCCCTTGCTTAATCGATATGCGTTTTTTAGGAGTACGAGTAGATGTTGAAGCAGCTCATCAATTAAAAGAAGAATTACTAACAGAAGAAAAAGAATGCTTAGTAGAAGTAAAAAAACAAACTGGAGTAGATACACAAATATGGGCAGCGAGGTCGATAGCGCAAGTTTTTGAAAAACTTCACCTACCATTTGACCGAACCGAAAAAACAAATTCTCCATCATTTACAAAAAATTTTTTACAGAATCACCCCCACCCACTGGTGAAACAAATAGCCCGCGCTCGTGAAATAAACAAGGCGCATACCACGTTTATTGATACCATATTAAAACATAATCACAAAGGAAGAATACATGCTGAAATCAATCAACTAAGGTCCGATAATGGTGGAACTGTGACCGGTAGATTCTCTTATTCAAACCCAAATTTACAGCAGATACCAGCAAGGAACAAGGAACTTGGACCACGGATTAGGTCATTATTTATACCTGAGGAGGGCCATACATGGGGTGTATTTGACTATTCTCAACAAGAGCCTAGGTTGGTAGTGCATTATGCAGCTTTACAGAATCTCTATGGCGTGGACGAGGTATTGGAAGCCTATAAATTAGGTGATGCCGATTTCCATACTATCGTGGCAGACATGGCAGAGATACCTAGAACTCAGGCCAAGACTATAAACCTTGGTCTGTTCTATGGTATGGGTAAAAATAAATTACAAGCTGAACTTGGAGTATCAAAAGAAAAATCAGATGAGCTATTTAGACAGTATCATAAAAAAGTTCCATTCGTAAAACAGATGATGGATGCTGTAATGAGAAGAGCACAAGACTCAGGTAAGATTAGAACTTTACTTGGAAGACTTTGTAGGTTTCATTTATGGGAA